AAAGCTGTAAGACGGGTTCGGCGTCGGCAGGTCGCCTTCTGCGTAAATGTCCGTGCCGAACTGGATCACCTGCGCCCACTCGACACGCCAAACCACATAGCGGTCGGCCATCGGGTGGAACTCGTCACGGTACGCGCCGATAACGTGCGCCGCCTCGGTCCAGCATGAATCCGAATTGAACCGCTTCAGGCGCAGCCATGCGGCCAGTGTCATTGCTGCGGCCTGCGCTGCGGTCTTCGCCTGAGTCGTCTTGTATCCGACCACCACCCGCGCTTCGAAGCGGCCACGCATCGGGATAAGCCCGTTTGAGCGGTCGCAATCGGGTTCGTCTTCAAATTCGGTAATGTCCAGCAGGATGCCCGGCAGTTCGTCGGCTTCCAGCGCGTCGCGGTCGGTTTCCTCGCGGTCAAATACCACCGCTTTAAAATCGGGGAATGTCGCCTGGATCGCAGCCACGATGGCGGCTTTAACGCCAGAAATCTGGACTATTGGGAGCGTTGTCGCCATGTCAGTTCGTGTTCGAATGTTTTAAAAAACCGATCCATAAAGACGGACCCGCCCAGCAGATGGTCTTCGATGTAGGTTTGCGCCGGATCGCCAAGCGCGACAGTGACTTTCTGAAGCGGCAGCCGGGCGCGGCCCTTGCGCTTGAAAACCTGCCTGTTGGACGCGGCCGTGCCGCCGTTGCCTGCCCGGCCCTTTGCGATGAACGCGTTAGCAAAAAAGCGGTCGCCGTAGGCGGCCACGCCACCGCCTATCCCCCGGTCTTCCTTTGCGTCCAGGTGAATGACGCCTATAGGGTCCAGCCCGTACCACACCCGCACGCCCTTGCCGCCCGCAGTGCGCGACAGCCGGAACGTGCGCAGCCGTCGTTTCATTTCCTTTCGCGGCAGCTTCAGGTGTGCGGATAGCTCGCGGATTGATTTGGCCGTTAGCCAGCGCGCCATCTTCGTGAAAGTCGAATTCAGCGCCTTGTCCACCTGCTTAGGCGTCGCAGCCAGAAACGCTTCGATAGCGTCCAGGCTGTGTTCGTCAATCGAAATTTCAATCACAGCGAGGGTTCCAGGTACAGCAGGGCCATGCCGTCACCCAGGGCGTGCGGGCTTTTGTGGACTTCGTAAGCCTTGCTCTCGATCACCACCGCATTGCCGCGCCGAACGGCTGCCACGTCGGAAAACTTGCACGTGAAAACCGGCCGCGTGGTGTCCATTTCGGCGGTGCCCACGCCAATGGTCTGCCCCGGTTCGTCCAGCACGCCCATGGCAATTACCACGCTGCCATTGCCCAGCGTGATTGTTGCCTGGCTGGCGAAGTCGTCCGGGTCCATAAAGTCGTCCAGAACGTCCCAGGCGGGATGCGCTGGCATCAGGCGGCCTTGCCATTAGCCGATGGCTTGGCAGCCCGCTGGGCGCCTTCTGCCACCACCATGCCGCGTGATTTCAGGTGCATGGCGTCAGCGCGCAGCAGTTCCACCCGATCACCCGGCATAACCATTTCGCCGTCCACAAAAAACGGCTTAACCACTTCCAGCACTTCCCCGCGTTCGAAAGCCACTTTCATTTCCTCGATTTGATGTGAAAACGGGCAGCGCTTCGCTGCCCGTTCCGTGTCTCAGTAGCGACAGCCTATGCCGCTTACTGCCTAAAACTTACGCGCCGGTATGGCGACCCACGCAGAACGATTCGACGCGACGCAATGCGAAATCGACATCTTGGAAAACCACGATGCGGGTTCCGCCCGACTTCGACAGGGACATGGTGTCAACCGTCAGGTCCAGGCCGCCCCACATGGCGATAATCAGGTCCGCGAAGTTGCCAAAAAACACGTCGTCGCTCTGAAGCTGGTTCGTCACGCGGGTTTGATACCCGTTCATCGTGTCGCCTTGCTCCCACAGCGTCGCGCCGGTCGGCGTGCCGGGGAATTTCTGCGTGGTCTTTGCGCCGCCCTTGGTGGTCGCATTGACGACATAAGCCATGTTCGACACGGCCGCGTTTTTCGACGCAATCGCGGTTTCCATCGCCACGGCTTCTGCATACGACGGATTGGCCGCTGCGAACGCCACGGCGGAAATGCCCGTGTAGTTGGAAATGCCCTTCGGCTGGTGTGCCGTGCCCGAACCGTAGTAACCGGCGTAGTCGATCGCCAGGCCCAGCGCTTCGGCCAGATCGGCGCGCACCAGCGCTTCGACGTCCAGGCTCGATTGCATCATCAGGCGACGCGTAATGTCCGAGTAAGCCGCAACCGTCTTGGGAGACAGTGCAATCTGGCCCAGGTCCATTTCGCCTTCGGGCGCGTCGTCGCCTTCACCGATCCAGTAACCCTGCGAGCGGGCAGTTTTGCGCGGAATGTCCACGTTTCCGACCAGGCCGCCAATCGGTCGGCCCAATTGCATGATGGTCGTGGCGTTGCGCAGCAAGTCGATAAACGCGCTCGCCATCAGTTCGGTGGCGATGGATGCGCCGCCCGTGCTGCCTGCGCCGGTTTGGCCGTTCTGGCCCGCGTTGAAATTGCGCGACTCGATCAGCGAGCGGCCCAGCACTTCGGGCGGCACCATGATGCCCTGCGCTTCCTTGCCCAGCTTTTCGGCGGCAGCGCGGCCAGCTTCGATTTCGAAACCGGCTTCCTTCTGCGCCTTGCGGTCGGTCGGATTCGCCAGCGCGCGGATTGCCTTCATGAACGAAAATTTGCGCGCGTCTTCAGCCGACAGGCCCACGCTGGCATCCAGCGTTTGCTCTGCGAGCGGGCGAGAATGGCGCTGTTCGACGTGCGTCAGAAGCGCGGCGCGAAACTCGTCCATGCCCTTGCCGTTCGACACGAATTCACGCGCCAATTCGTCGGCGCCGTATTGGGTGCCAGCAGCGATAATGTCCCGAACGCGGGCGCGCTCGGCATCAGCACCGGCGCGGCGCTGTGCGTCGGCGTCGATGGTTTGCGGTTCCTGGTTCAGTTCCGGCATGCTTCGGATTCCTTGAGTGTGTGGTGTTTCGCTGCCCGTTTCGGGCATGTTCGGATTTTGCGGCTCAGCCACAGGCGTTTCCACGGCGGGGTTTTCTGCCGAACGCCCCACGCCCACGGAGTCGTCAGCCGGAATGCTCACAAAGGAAATTTCCATCGGCATCCAGGAAGTGACGGTGTACACGGGCTCGCCTTCGCGTTCCTCGGTCAGGATGTACGCGTCAATGGTGTAACCCACGGACACGTGCGTGCGGATTTTGTCGATAACGTCCTGGAACACTTCGCTGGCGCGCACGCCGCGCCCGAAGCGAACGACAGCCCGGCCGCGCTTGTCGCCGTCGATTCGCGCGGATTCGATCACGCCCACCTGGTCGGTGCGGTCGTGGTCCATCAGCAGCGCACCGCCGTTATTCAGGCGCGACAAGTCGGCGGCACCTTCGGCGTGCGAAAGAATCTCAACGCCCCACCAGCGCGGCACTTCGATTTCCGAACTAAACGCCAGTTCTACGGTGCGCGCTTCCACGTCGATTGCGCCCACTTCGGCGGTGCGCAAATGCACGCCACGGCTGTTAATTTCGCGCAGGGAAATCGGCTCTTTTGTCGTCGGTGTCGTCATGGTGTCTTAGCTGTTCGGGTGGCTGCCTTCTGACGCCACGGGCGGCGGCGCAAGCGCTTGGCCCATGGATGCCAGAATGTATTTTTCGTCAATGCCAGCGGCTTCCATCGCCTTAATGTCGGCGGCAATGTCGGCAAAGATTTCGTCAGGATCGCCGCCCCATTCGCGAATGATTCGGCCAGCGCTGGTTAGCAGGTTGTTTTTCGACTCCACGGCGGCTGCTACGTCGGCTGTCGGGTCGATCCACTGCCAGCGGCGCGGCTGCCAGCTAATGGCGTCCTGCAAGTCGTCCAGAAGCGCAGGTGAAAGCGGCTTTCCTTTAACCTTGATTCGGCCTTTCAGCAGCGAATAGCGCAGCCATGCTTCCTGCACCGGCTGGATGGCGTCTTCAATCAGCCATTCCTGCAATTCTTTCCAATGCTCGCGTTCGTCCAGCGTGCCCTGGCGGATACTCGAAAAATTGACGCCTTCCAGGTCGCTGGCTAGGTTGTTGTACGAAACACCAAAGCCTGCGCTTGCGCCGCGAAGCAGAGTTTTGAAGACGGGCAGAAATTCACCGCTGGGATACTGCGGCAGCCACTCCTTCATTTCGGCGCCCTGCGGCAGCACGTTGAAAGAGCCAGGTTCTGCGTCGAATTCCAGGCTAGTGGGGTCGTCGCCGTCTTCGAATTCCGGCGCCTCGCCGTCTTTCCACTGGACGAAACCCATTTTTGACGCGCCAACGCGTGCATTGATGATTGCCGCGTCTTCGAATGCGGCCATATTCCGCATACGGAATAGCGCCGTGGCCATCCATGGCAGGCCGCGTTTCTGGCCCACCAGGTCTTCCAGGAAGCCGTGCACCATCTGGTCGGCAGGTACGGTCGTGTAACCAACGCCCGCATACTCATATTCGGCTTCGCCGTCGTCCACCGTCGAAAGGTGGTAGGCCACCGGGCGGCCGTAACGGTTGAACTCGATCCCGTGGCGAATGAAATTGCCCTGGTTGTAGCGGTCCACGTTGTAGTCAATCGGCACCCGCAACGGGTCGATCACCTGCACCGCAAAACCCCACTTTCCAGCGTCTTTGCCCGTGACAATGCGCAGGAAAAATTCTCCGTCCTGCGCCGCGCTTTTCACCAGCAAGCGCTGGATAGCGCGCCACGACTTTTTGCCCGCCACGTCGGCCGTG